TCCTCGTTCCCCTCGAGGGTGTTGTCGCCCGTGACGCCGGCGCCCCGGAGCTTCATGCGCAGCCCGTGGGTGATCTTGTCGCCGGCGTTCTTCTCGAGGTCGGTGAGTTTGGTGATGATTGATCCGATGAACTTCGAGAAATACATCTTCTTGACGGCTTCGACCGCCAAGGACAGGCTCCAACGCTTGACGGCGAGAGCGTGGTTTACACCGAATTCCGTCTGTGCCATGGGTTTCTACCCCTTAAAGTTTTTTTTAGAGCTCCCCTGACAGCCATTTCTCTTGCTCTGCCGGGGGGAGTTTCGCGAATTCCTCTTCGCTCCCGATGTTGAGCTTCCCGTCGGGAGGGGTTCCCGGGAGTCGATCAAGGCTCTTATCCCCCTCCACGATCTTGAATTTCGCCATGAGATCCTTCGTCACGGCCGTCGTAATCGTTGGCGTGAGCTCCGCGACGATCTTCGTGCGCATCGCCTCTTCGTTCGGCTGACTGGTGAGCTTCGCCAGCATCTTGAAGAATTTCGGCGCGTCCTTCCCGCTGGCTCCGATCATCGACCGGATGGATTCCTCGTTGAATCCTTCGCCCAGCATCAGCTCTTCCATTTGCGGGGCGATCTCGAGGAAATTCGGGACGGCCGTGTCGATCTCCCGCTCCATGTCACGACGCGCGATATCCGCGCGGAGGGTGTTGATTTCCTCCGTCAGAACGGTCATGGCGTTTTCCGGATCCTCGAGGATGAGCTCCGCGGCGGTCTTGCGGGGCTCCGTCGGAACTTGCTTCCGAAGTACCTCGAGCTCTGCAGCGAGTCGCTGGCGCGCGATGCGTTCCTCATGCAAGGCGGCCAGGGGTACGGTCCGCTCGTCTTTCGGCGGCGCTGGCGGCGGGGTCGGGGGGGCCGGAGGATCCCCGGGCTTCGGATCGGCCTCTTTTTCCGGCGCTGGCGTCGGCGGCGGCGTGGGCGGCGTTACGGGTGTCGCATCAGGAGTGATAGGAGTCCCTAAAAAAAGGGGGTCCTTTCCCACTTCTTCGCCCGTCAATTCCGCTTCGGTCGGTGCTACTTCTTCGATTTCCATGCTGATCCCCCTTTTTACGCCTTGGGAGGCGATGCCGCTTTGTCGCCAGCGGCCAGCGGTTTTGGAGCAACCAAGAATTCAGCGGCGGCCAAGGCCGTCTTGTCGGTCATCTTTTCGATATCCCCGAATTTCTCGCCGGCCATCAGGCGCCGGATCACTTCCTTCGGGGAAACACCCTTCGGTAGCGGGGGCCCGGGCGCGGGAGGCGCTTCCGGCGCCGCTGCCGGCGCGGGAGGCGGCTTCTCGCCCTTGATCTGGTCGGATAGGATCTTCTGCTGCGTCAGCGCGTCCTGCTTCGCCGCGGCCTGGGCCAGCTTCTCCATAACCTTGTCCTTGTTCGGGATATCGGTCATTTCGAAGGCCACTTGCATCACGGGGATGGCAATGTCGGGGCTCATCTTCGAGGCGAAGTCCATCAGCGTCCGGCTCATCCATTGGCGGGTGGTTTCCGTCTCGGGATGATCGGCCACGACCACATCGTACCGGCCCTGGGAAATGTCGTTCTTCCCGGCCTGGTTGAACGTGACGAATTTATCGCCGCCCGTCTGATCGTCGGTGATCCGGATGACCTTCTCGTACGTCCAATACTGCCGCATCATGGAAAGCATCAACTCTCCCATGCGGCGCTTCGTCAGCCGGAGATTGTCGAAGGGCTCCGTGTTGACGGTGGCTCCCTGCCGCTGGCGCGCCTCGATCGCCACGCCCGATCGTGCGTTCGTCTCCTGGCCCATCTGCTCCTGCACGGACCCGGAAACCTCTTGGAGCTCCTGCTTCGCCTCGCGCATGATCTCGAAATGCTCCCGGGCAACGGCGACGTCCTGGGAGAACTGGAATCGCTTCATGTTCAGCGCACCGGGCATGAGCTCGATCCAGGCGTCCGGCCGGCTGATTTGCGTCTTTGCCTCGAGAGGATTCTTCAGGGACCCCGATTCGAAGAAAACGCGCCGCGTGGTGATGATGTGGGAATACTGGCTGCGGTTCTTGTTGATCTCCCGCTGGGGATCCTTCATGTTCCGGACCATGCCGTACGGCTGGCCGTCCTCGTCCATGTAGCAAATGAACGGGATCAACGGAAAGCGGTTGTGCTCGTAGACGCTGGGCTTTTCTTCCTCGAGGATGACGTCTCCGGAGAAGATCACGCAGTACATTTTCTGCACCGGGACCTTGGCGACACGGATCACGTACGGATTTGCGACGATCTCCGGATTCCGCTGCAACGCCTCCGCGGAAACCTCGATCGCCTCGCCGTCTTTCAGCTTGAGGAAGATCGCCATCTGCATTTTCTTGAAATACATCTTCACCAGCCGGACCCGCTGGCGCGTGGTGTCGCAATACTGGACGGGTTTTCCGGATTGGTACTGATCGGGCTTCACGCGGTCGTGCTGGGCGGTTTCGCCCGTTTCGCCTTTGGCGTCCTGCATCATGGCCGTCAGTTCGTCGGCCTTGTCCGGCCAGGTCTGCTGCGCTATGTCGAGATCGACCCAGCGATTCTCGAACATATAGCGCGCATCGTCCAAGAGGACGTCCCGCGCGTACGGATCCCAGCCGATCTTGTGCCAGTCCTTGTAGAGAACGGCGATCTCTTCCTCGCGGGGATCGTCGTTCAGGCAAATCTCGATCCAGCCGATGCCGGCTTTCAGCCCGTCGAAGAAAACATCGGAAACCTTGTGATCGGCGTTGTTTTGGTCCTGGATATACTTAAATCCCGCCGTGATCGCGTCCGCTGTCCCGCCGTCGTTTTGACCACGAGGCTTTGCGTCGATATCCGTGCGGGACCGGATCTCGATGCCCTTCTGTAAGTCGATCGTGGGCTTGATCCGGTTGATGGAAAGCACCGGCCGGCCCTCGTTCGTGAGGGTATCGATATCTGCTTGCTTCCATTGCCCCTTCCCGCCGTGGTAGAACTTCGAATCCTCAACGGATTCCTCGCGCCAATCGACGGAAGTGGAATTCGCTTCCTCGTACCAGCGCTTGTAAGTGGCGATTTCGGCTTTCGGCGCCGCGGACACGGCTTTCGGCGCGGCCGCGGCCGTGGCGCCCGGAGCTTCCTCGTGCGTGGCCATCAGACCCCCATCCAGCTACGGCTGGGTTGCTTGTTGGTGTACCGCGCGGCTCGTTTCTTTTCCTCGGCGTCTTCCTCGGCCAATCCGAAATTCATGTCTTTAAGGATTTGGGTGTACAGGTAGGCCAGCATGTTCATTCCGTCGTCGTGCCAGACGGGGAAATTCCGCATTTCCAGCTTCAACCGCTCGATGAAATTCATCGGTACTGCCGAAGAGTAAAAAATCTTGCTGTTATTCAACGGCCATGCCAGCGCGGACTCGATCATCTTCTTCTTCCAGCCGCCGCCCTTCGTGCCCTGGCCCAGCGGGTGAAGAAGAATCCCGTTCCCGCCTCTCTCGAAATTCAGGTGGCGCCCGATGGCTTGCAGGGCCTTCGCCACGTGCGTATGCGTGGCCGAAAGGCCGATCTTCTCCACACCGACCGACATGATCATCCCGGCGCGAAGGTACATCCGGACGATCTGCTCGATGGCTTCGCTTTCGCTGGCCGGCGAAATCCAAAGATCCTCGATGAAAACCTTGCTCTGGCCGATATCGTCGGTGAACGGCTCCACACCCAGGACGCCGACCGCCCAGGAATCCAGCCCCGGGCCGGATCGGATCTTCGCCGTGGCGAGATCGCCGGCCTGATCCACCAGGAGAAACCGATACAACCCCTTGGGGATCATGCGGCGCTCGATCGGCAGGAGAAAATCCGGGTTGAGCTTCATGTCCGACAGCGGCGAGGGATCCAAAAGCTGCTGGCAGTTGAAAGTCCGCGTCAGCCGAAGATCGTTCCACCGCTCCTGCGACACGAAAACCGGCCGGCCGGTCGCCGTGCCGTCATCGGATCCCGGCTTGAATCGGTAGAAGTACCGCGGCGCCCCCTCCGGGGTGGTGATCCCCTTGATGTACGTCAGCGGATCCGCGTGGTGATAGTACGTGCCGATCACCCGATGGTGGCCGCCCTCCATCCCGAGGTTCTGGCTCGAGTCGAATTTCTGCTTGACCTTCTCCATCATGTCGACGGAATCGGCCATGTCCTCCGTCGAAATATCGTCGTACACCCGACGGTCAAGGTGAAACCCGGTCGGCATCCCCTCCGTCAGCCCCCAGGCTGAAATGTTCGGCTCCTTGCGTGTCGACCCGCGCCGAAGAATCAACCCTTCGTCCAGGGACCACAACGGGGCCTCTTTCTCGCAATCGGCGAACACCACATCGGAAAAACAATCGTGCAAAATCTTCTCGTTCTGAAAAACGGTCTTGATGCTGCCAAGAAACTTTTTCGCCACGGGCCGGACGTACGAGAAAATCCCCGTC